CATAGGCACATTTGGAATTTCAATGACAAATATTGATATAGCTTTGAAGATAATTCTTGTACTGGTAACCATAGGTTATACTGTACAAAAGTGGTATTTACTAAATAAGAATAAAAATAAGTAATGCCAAAAAAAAAATTTAAAGATACAAGAGTAGGAAAGTTTTTGGTAAAAGCTGCACCTAATATTTTAGGAGTTGCAGGAGATTTATTACCCGATGCAGGTGTATTTGGTATGGTTAAACAACTTATTTCTAATGATAACAAATTGCCTGATCAAGACAAAGATGAAGCATTAAAACTAATAGAACTTGATATAATAGAAGCAAAAGAAATAAGTAAAAGGTGGACTGCAGATATGGGTTCTGATAGTTATTTAAGTAAAAACACAAGACCAATGACGTTAATATTTCTTACTGTATCAATGATTTTTTTAATTGTACTTGATAGTTTAGATATTGACTTTGGCGTAAATGTAGAGTGGATTGAATTACTTAAAAGCCTTTTAATAACTGTTTATGTGGCTTATTTTGGTTCGAGAGGAGTAGAAAAATTTAATTATATATCCAAAAGTAAATAGAATATATTGCTAAAATCATTATTTTTATATTTATAGTATATTTTTTTAGATATACTATTTTTTTATTATATATATTTATTAAATTATATGTATATTTAAATACAATTTTATAAAAAGTATAAATTTATTAAGAATATTTTACAAAAAAAAATTCCAAAAACAAAAAAAAATCCGAGTCGAAGTAAATTGGTAAAAAAATTAGATGCAATTTTTAGTCAATATATTAGACTTAAAGATGCGATAGATGGGTATGCAATATGTTTTACTTGTGGTAAAAAAGATCATTGGAAAAAATTACAAAACGGACATTTTCAAAGTAGAAAACATTATGCCACAAGATGGGATGAAAAAAATTGCCAAGTTCAATGCAGTGGATGTAATGTATTCAAATATGGAGAACAATATATTTTTGGTAAAAATTTAGATGAAAAATATTATGCAGGTTTATCAGATGAATTATATTATAAAGCAAAACAAATTGTAAAATTTAGTAATTATGAAATAGAGGAAATGATAATTAAATATAAAAATTTGGTAGATGATATAAAATGATGTATATTTGACAAGTTTGTTTTGTTATGTTTTAATTGGGGGTTGCAGAAATGTAGCCCTTTTTTTTGTAAAAATTTTTTTATGTTAATAAAAATGTTTATATTTATACCCTAACATAAAACATAATAAAATGGAAAAACTTACAAAAAATGACAAAACGTTTATAGCCTATGTATTAAAGCATTATGCAAATAATACAGAGGGTCTTGACCAAGATGATGTTTACGAAATTTATGATATTGCAAATAAATTAAAGAACTAATGATAAACACGAACTACAGTAACCAAACTACAAATCAACTACTTACTGAATATCAGTTTAGGGTTGAAGCCTTACAAAACAAGATAGAAGAATTAAAGGCAATTCTTGAAATTAACAATTTAATATAACAAAAATGGAACGACACAAATTAGTAGAGTTGTACAAAAAGTACAATTTAGAAAAAACAGATGTATTTAAACACCAACACTATGTCATAATTACAAGACAAGGTATTGAGAAAATACAAGCACAAGAACAAATCAAAATTAAATTTGATGTAATAAAATGCGAACCTAACTTTGCGGTTGTAAAAGCAACAGTAAATTATGAAGATGGGATAATGTGTATACAAACTTTTGGTTCAGCATTAAAAGGAGCAACTTTTAAAGATGGTAATACAAACAGTTGGTATGTTATGGAAATGGCAGAGAAACGAGCATTATCAAGAGCAGTTTTAAAACTTACTGGTTTTTATCAGTTAGGGGTTTTTGGAGAAGATGAAAGTGATGATTTTAAAAGAAAATAATTATGAGAAAACGAAAAGTAAAACCACCTTTAAATAATAAAATAAAATTTATACCTTGTGATGAAAATAGACAAATATATTCATATACAAGAACAGATAAAAAATCAAGATATAAGGAAATAAAGTAAATATTAACTAAAATTAAATAAATATGAGTGCATTAATTAATGGGTCAATCAGAGTGGATAAATTACCTAAAGAAAAATTTATCAAAGGAAAAGATGGAGCAGTATATTACAATTTTACTGTTGCAATACAAGACGATACCAGATATGGTAATAACGTTGCTTTTATGGATAGTCAAACATTAGAGGAACGAGAAGCAAAAAAGCCTAAAACATATTTAGGTAATGGTAAAGTGTTTTGGGTTTCAGATGGAACAATACAAATTGCAGAAAAAGAGGAAAAGGAGGTAGAACTTGCAGTTTCAGTAGATGAACAAAGTGGCGATCTGCCATTTTAAATTTTATATAAAGGGTATTATTAATTTAATACCCTTTTTTTTTATATTTATACAAAATATTTATATGACAGAACAAAAACGGACAGAACACAATATGTTAATGGAATACATACAAGATGATTGTATGGTTGATATTGATCAAAAAATAGATTATCCACCAGTAGCATTAAGTTGTGGCGAAAAATTAATAAAAACAAAAGATGGAGATTTATTAGTACCAATAGCATTAGGAACTTATGGAAATTTAAGCGTAATAACAGCACCACCAAAAACAATGAAAACATTTTTTGTTTCTTTATTAGCATCAGCATATTTAAGCAACACAAATATATATACAGGAAAAATAAAAGGACACAGAAATAACGGACATTTAATACATTACGATACAGAACAAGGTTTTTGGCATTGTTCAAAGGTTTTTAGAAGACCTTTAGATATGGATAAAAATATACCAAAGAATAATTATCACCATTTTGCATTACGTACAGTAGGTTATAAAGAACGATTAAGTTTTATAGAATGGTATTTAAAAAATCAAATAAAAGAAAAATCATTAGTAATTATAGATGGTATTGCAGATTTATGTAATGATGTAAATAATATAGAACAAAGTAATGAATTGGTCGCATCATTAATGAGAATAAGTACAAAATATAATTGCCATATAGTTAATGTTATCCACCAAAATTATGGTAGTCAAAAATTAGGTACAGGACATTTAGGTAGTGCATTAGAAAAAAAATCAGAAACAGTTATTTCTTTAGAAGCAAATACAGTAAATAAAGATTGGGTTACAGTTAAATGTGGTAGAAGCAGAGGTTATTGTTTTGAAACATTTAGTTTTGAAGTAAATAAATTTGGTTTACCACAAGTTGTAGATGATATTTATGATCCTTTAGCATAATGATAGAAAAAAAAATGATATTGATCGCTGCAAAGCATAAAAATTGGGTAGAAATAGTTATTAGTTTTGGTTGTCCAAAAGAAATTTCAGAAGATATTGTACAAGAAATGTATATTAAAATACATAAAAAATTAAAAAATGGTCTTAATATAATGTACAATGATGAAATAAATTATTATTATATTTTTAAAACTTTAAGATCATTATTTTATGATTTAAAACGCAAAGAAAAAAATATTACAATTATTAATATTGAAGATATTAATATTGATATGTTGGATAATGATGTTGATTATATTAAAACCTATAAAAAAATTACTGATGAATTGGATAAAATGTTTTGGTATGATAGAAAAGTATTTGAAATTATTAATAGTGGGGAAAGCATAGCAGAATTTAGCAGAAAATCATATATACAATACTATTCTTTATATAATACTTATAATAAAGTAAAAGACAAACTAAAAAAATTATTATGATTAAATATAAATATCCTAAATCATTTTGGAAAATAGCTGAAGAAATTGGTAATGCAAGGAATGTATTAAATATAAATTTAAAAGAAAAAAATCCAAGATATGATAGAGGAACAAAAAATATACACGTAGATATCACAGGAATATTAGGGGAATTAATCGCTATGGATTATTTAACAAATCAAAATATAGATTATAAAATGGCAAAATTATTAGATTTTTTTCCATCTAAAATTGCAGATATTGTTGTTAAAAATAAAAGAATGGATGTAAAAACAACAATTCATTTTCCATCTGCTCATTTATTAGTAAATCAAGAAGCACATATAAAAGGATTAAATTTAATAGATAAATATTGGTTTATTTATGTATTAGATAAAGAAAATGCAGAATTTTATTTTGTTGATTATAATGAGATAAATTATTGGGAATGCAAAAAAATGGGATATACAAAAGCATATAAAAATAAAAGAGAAAATTTAATAAAATGAAATTAGGAAATATTATTTACTATATAACTAAATATACTGGTATAAAATACCTTGTTGATACTTGGCATAAATACAAAGGAACTAAATGCAACTGCAATTATCGTAGAAAAAAATTAAATAAAATAAAAATCAACCGATGGTAAAATTTAATAAACAAGACTATGCAAAATGGGAAAACTTTAGAATGGGTACAAAACAACACATTACTAACGCAGAATTTGAACTGGTCTGTAAATTACACGCTGAATACCACAAGCACCGTTTCTATAAACCTTGCACTTGTAACCCAAAAACAATAAAACAATGGATCAAAGATTTAAACGTAATATGGAATAATGGTATTAAATAAAATACACCAGCTTGAAAAAGCTATGGTAATGCTTTTAAATTTAGAGGGGTGGGAATTAGAATGGAGTGGCGAGGGTATGGAACGTTACGATGCTAAAGGCAAAACGCCTAAAGGTTTTGATTGTGTTATAGAAATGAAATTTAGAAAAACATACTATGAAACCAAAATGTTAGAAAAAGATAAATACGATGCTTTGATCAAAATAAATAAAGATATAATAAAAATATATTTAATAAATGATCCAAAAGGTAATTTTATGTATTATCTAAATACATTGGAAATGCCAAAAGTTGTAAAAAAATATTGTCCCGATACTACAATGTGGACAAAAAAAAGAATTAATAAAGATGTGTATTTGCTTAAAGAAAAAGACGCTATACAAATTAATTTAAATAAATAATGTTAATAATTTTTTTAATAACCATTTTTTTATTATATTGTGTTATCATTTATAACAAATTAAAATAAAACAAATGTTACACACAAAAACACTAAACAACTTAATTGATTTTTTTAGTAAAAAAGAAAAATTGCACAAATCAGTAAACAAGCACATATTACATCAACTTGAACTTTTACAATTAGAAATTGAAAGGGATATTATACAAACAAAGTATGATACTATTGATGAATGTTATGAAAGAATAAATAGAAAATAATGAAAGTTAGCGATGCAATTTGGAATGGGTTAAAAAAACAAATAGAACATTTTACAGAGCAGGATAATGAAATTACAGATATTACCATTACCTATCAAGTAAAACCTGCTAAAAACAAAAATTATTTAAAACTAACAGTAAAACAATAACAATGGAAAACAAAACAACTTACATACACGAAACGCATACATTATATGCAGAAAATGGAGAATTACATTTACTTTATGACGATGGAGATTATGATAAACAATTAGTATTTAATGTAGAAACATTATACAATGATTTGCCAAGCATAATTAGGCTATGCGTTGAACAAAAAAAAATAAGTGATAAAAATACACTTGAAAGAATTAAAAGCACATTAGAAGAATTATGATATTATTAGTAGATGCAGACAGTTTGGTATTTGCTTCTTGTTATAGAAAAAGGCAATTCCCAGATGATGAGAAATATTATACAGATATAAAAGATGCAAGAAACAAGTTTGATGAACAATATATGTGTATTGTAAATGATTTGGAGGAAAAATATACTATTGATCAAGTTTTATGTTTTAGTGGATCAAGAGGTAATTTTAGAAAATTAATTACTAATAATTATAAAGCGAATAGAAAAAAACAGGAATTACCACCATTATTATACGAAATGCATCAATATGTTATTGATTATTACGATAGTATTAGAGGTTATGGAGTTGAAACCGATGATATGGTTGCAAGGTATTGGTATCAAATTAGCCAAGATATTGGTAGAGATGAAGTAATGATTGTTTCAATAGACAAGGATTACAAGCAATTTCCTGCACTTATTTACAATTATCATTATAAACATCAATGTATTTATGATATATCAGAAGATGAAGCTATGTTTAATTTTTATGCACAATGTATTGTAGGTGATGGCGCAGACAATGTACAATATTTTAAAGGCAAAGGAATTAAATTTGCAGAAAAATATTTTGCAAATTGTTTTACTAAATATCAATATACAAAAAAATTATATCAATTATTTAAAGAACAATATAAAGGAAAAGCAAGACAAAAATATACAGAATGTTATAATTTATTAAAATTAAGAACAAATTAATGAAATACGAAATAGAATTAAAAAGAATAAAAAACTTTGTAGAAAAATATGCAGGATATGATATAAGTACAAAGTTAAGAGATGCTGAAACAGTAAAATATAGAACATTATATTTTAAAATAGCATCAGATACCACAAAATACACATTATCACAAATTGGAAAAATTGTCAATAGAGACCACGCAACAGTATTACACGCAAGGAAAAATTTATTTAATGAATTTATGGATATAAAAAATTTTGTTTATATCTATAATCAATACAAAATAAATATTTTAGGTAAAAAAGTGAATAATGAATATAAAAATATACAACAATATAATAAATTGAAAGAAAAATATAATGATTTATTAGCTGTTAAAATACCTGTAAATAATGTTATTAATTTAACAGAAAATGAAAATATATATAGAACATTATCTGATCAAGATAAAAAAATATATGATGAAAGAGCAGCACTTGTATTAAAATCTTTTGAATGGAAACGTAAAGATGCACAACGCAAAGAAGTTTTTGATATTATTATAGGAGAGCCAACCGTAGAAAATTCAAGAGGTACATTACGATAATGGATTGGCAACTTGAAATATCTTTACATTACCCACACGATAGATTTATGGTAGGTTGGGAATTTTTACAACCAACAGATAAATTTAATTATAGAACAATTAACTTATTTTTGTTTTTTGTTACATTCACATTAGACTTCTAAAAATTAAATATTAAATACGTTATATATATGATAGAAAAAATTAAAATTGGCGCAATAAAATCAAATAAAATTAATCCAAGAATAATAAAGGATAATAAATTTGTAAAACTTAAAAAATCTTTAAAAGAGTTTCCCGAAATGTTAAAACTACGACCAATAGTTGTAGATGAAAATAATATTATACTTGGTGGAAATATGCGTTATAAGGCTTGTAAAGATTTAAATATAAAAGAAGTTTATATTGTAAAAGCTAAAAATTTAACCGAACAACAAAAACAAGAATTTATAATAAAAGATAATGTAGGTTTTGGACAATGGGATTGGGATATTTTAGCAAATGAATGGAATACTCAATTATTAAGCGAATGGGGATTAGATGTTTTAGAATTAGAAGAAAATTATGATGAGGGAGAAATTATAGAAGATAATATTGTTAATGAACATAATCAAGTTATAATAAATTTATCTATGCCTTATTATGAATATGAAAAAATGGAAATAGATTTTCAAAATTTTATTAAAAAATATCCAAATATTATATGCAAAATCCAAAATTAAATGTATTAATATATCCAATGTTGTCTGTAAATAATTTAAATGCAGATAGTAATTATATTATTATTAAACAATTATGTAATGAACTAATAAAAACAAAAAAATATAATTTTTTTTTATTAATTGACTCAAATAGAAAATATATAAAAGATGATATAAATTCTTTGGTAAAAATATTAAAAATTCCAATGCCAAGAAGTAAAAAACATCAAGTAATACATTTTAATTCAAATATATTTAGAGAAATATTTAAAAAATATGCCTTTGATATTGTTTGGAATAATGTTGTAGAACAAGGACATCATTTTAGATATTTTCAAGACACTTTGTTAGATGATAGCAGATATAAAGTTTTTAATTATCATCATTATGTAATACATAGGAGTTTGGAAAAATTAACAAATTATTTACCTTGTACTCATATTTTATATGATCAAATTATAGGAAGTTTAGGTACAGATTTAAATTTTTTCCATACGGAATATTGTTATAATATGTTAATGGAAGAAGCAAAAGATATTTTAAATAAAGATAAAATAAAATTATTAAAAGAAAAAAGTGTTATAAATTTAGGTGGTTATACTAATGAAATAAAAAGTATAAATAAATATGATAAATTTACTTTTATATATAATCACAGATTAGATGGTTATAAAAATTGGCAAATTACATTTGACATTTTTGATCAATTATGGAATGAGGGATTAGATTTTCAAGTTATATTAACAGCAGGAGATAAAGATAATATAAATACCATAAATAAAAAACCATATTGTATTGTTAAATCTTTTACTAAACATAATGATTATTTGAAAGAATTATCTAAATGTCATTGTAATACAATTAATAGCAGACACGAAACATATTGTATAAGTATAGCTGAAAGTATTATGAATGAACAAATAACTGTATTACCAAATAGATGTACATTTCCAGAATTAGTAGGCAAAGAATATCCTTAT